CAGCTGCTGCTCCTGTTGGTGCCGCAGATCCTGTTGTTGCTGCTCCTGGTGGTGCTGGTGGTGGTGGTGGTGCTGGTGGTGCTCCTGGTGGTGCTGGTGGTGCTGGTGGTGCTGCTGTTGGTGCTGGTGGTGGTGCTGGTGGTGGTGGTGCTCCTGTTGGTGCTCCTGTTGGTGCTGGTGGTGCTCCTGGTGTTGGTGTTGGTACTGTTGCTGCTGGTGGTCTTGCTGCTGGTGGTGCTGGTGGTGCTGCTGGTGGTGTTGGTGCTGCTCCTGGTGTTGGTGTTGGTGGTGTTCTACCGGTAATTTTATCAAACACTCTACCGAAAAAACCTCTCCTTCCAGTACGACCACCAGTTCTTCTTTCTCCGCTTCTTCCACGATCTCCTCTGTTATTTCCTCTTCTATCAATGTCTGGCAATTCTATGTCCAAACCGCCTCCACCGCCTCCACCACCTCCACCGCTTGCTTCAGGAGCAGATCCTTTATTATCAGAATTTATATTTTTTAAACTTGTGGATATTGTTTGAAGCAGCGAAGCGATCTCTTTGTGTTTTCTTTCGTTGTCTCTTTCCACTTGTTCAGCGAAATTGTTGGCAATGTCTTCTTCTTTTTTCTTCCCGGTGAAATAGTCATCTATATTTTTTAAAAATAAGTTTGATTGTTCTGTGTTGGAATTTATTTTTTCCAAAAGTTCATAAGAGAGATTATTTGTACCTTCATTTTGCTTGGGTTCAGGCGCTGGTGTTACAGGCTCTGCTGTTACTGGTGCTGTTGTTGATATAGGTGGTTTGGATGTTTTTTTTATTGGACTTTTTGTTTTTTTAGGTTTATTTTCTCTAAAATCGTAACCTTTTTTATAATCTTGCATTCTTTCTTTAGAAATACCTAATTTTTTACCTGTAAGCTCACCAATGAAATCGCCAAAAAAGTTTCCCATCAACACTTCTGGTCTAAATTGTTGTTTCACATATTTCATTGTTGCTGAGCTTAAGGTTTCTCGATCATCTTCAAGCAAAGATGAATATGTTTTTAGCCCGGAAGATTTGCCAATAGCATCTTTTAATTTTTCTGCATTTGTTTTAGGTTCTGATTCTGTTCCTAATATGCCTTGTTCATTAGGGTTTCCCCATCTATCTTGCAACTCTTTTTTAGCTAGTGATCCAAGCTTATCTTTAGCTGTCAATTCTCTCCATGCACCTTTACCACCCCAATTAGGGTCAAAGCTAAATGTTTTATTATTGTATTTCTTTGTAGGATGTTCCATTTTATCTTCTCTGTGCGTTTTGTTGTTTTATTCTTTCATTTTCTGCTTCTATGTATTGTATCAGCATAACAATGTATACATCACGCTCCCATGGTAACATACTTTCGAGTTCAGTAAGACTATATTTGTGGTGTTGCATCATGGAAAAATTGGTTTTATAATAATTCTCAAGAGTTTCATGACCAAGGCTTAGTCGAAAAAACTTACAAGACCCTCCATTGGTATTCTGTGTTCGAAACCACATTTTTTGCATTTATGTTCTATAAAAGACACTATTTTTGGTGCAGTTTCGAAAAACTTTTCTATTTTATCAAAACTTTGTTTTGGTATGTTTTCAAGATATTCAACAACATCTTTTTTGTTCATTTCTTTCACATAAAAAATATTATCTTTATCGAAGAAGTAATCGACACATTGAACAATCAAATCGAATGCTTCATCAATGGTGTTTCTGTTTTTATTTTTGGAATTTATTGCGATATCTTGAGCTAATTGTATTGATGGATATTTCATAACCACACCAACATTTTTAGAGAAAAATATGGTTTTGTCGTGATCTGGTGGTTTTTCTATTTTTGCAGACAATATATCATGTTCAAATTCCATTAGATTATTGCATTCTTTTTCTTCTACGATATTTTTGCATTTGAAGGATAGAGCTATTTTTTCACCTATTGATCTTGCACGAAGATTTATGAAAAAGTATTCAAGATCAAATGGTGCTAGATCATCAACGGAGAAATCATCTTCTATGACGCAATTTTTGATTATTTGTTTTATTGCAGAGATGATATCGATTTCTTTTCCTGCCTCAAGAGCCATGAGTAGGATTTTTTGTTCTTTTACGAGAAAGGGTCTAAACTTCAACATTTTACCAGTTGAAGGCAGTTCAAACTCATATGTGGGTAAATCAATTTTTGGTAATGCCATATTATATTGTTCCTCTCAATATGATTGTGTATATAATGTTCCTTGTTGTGCGGCTTCCCGTTGGTTTTGTGTTCCTAACTCGCCGTATGTTGTGATACTGTCTACCACTGGTGCGGTACCAATTCTTTCTTGAGTATCAGCATAGTTTTTCACTCCAGCTTCAGGTGTCGTGTATCTTTCCCATCTACTGTATGCGAAAGTTACAACTAATCTAGCAACAGAATCGTTGCCCCAGCCTAAACTAACTTGATTTATTGCTATTGGAAAAACTTCAATCAATCTTACTGTATATGTGCTTTCTGGATCTTGAGAGTTTCCAATAGGCACTGCACCATAATGTCTTATTTCCATATCTCGGGCATAGTCTTCTTTATAGTTGAAGTTCCAAAAAGATGCTTGACCAGGAGTTACATCAATATTTGGACTAGGATTTATATAATCCATCCAGTTTTCAAAAATCATTTTTTCTGGAAAACCTTTTTCTAATGTGCCTGGGGGGTTTGTTGAACACAAAAACGTCAGATTTATATCTGAATATGATGTTAGGCTAGGATATTTAAGTATTGGTCCATATGTTCTTGAGTTCACGGTATCGAAGGTTCTTCCTGGAAGTTCAGCATCTTCGCACCTCAGTTCCAATAGTTTCTCAGCTTCTGGTATATTTACTGATACAGCTTGTGCGAATAAACCAAGATTGAAGAACTTCACTAAAAATCTATCTGATCTTGCTAAATCGGTATAAGAACCAACACTATTTCTAAACCTATCGACACTGCCTAAACCTGAAGTTCTATTTTCAACGCCACCAGAAACGCTAGTGTTGTTTCCACCAATATATTGTGATAAAAAACTAAACAATGACATTAGATTCTCTTTCTAGATTCTTTGAAAACTTTTTGTTTAGATGCGCCTATAAAACTCTCAACAGGCAAAAATATAGCAATATCCCATTCATTAGAATCGATACGCAAAAATTGAGATTCTATGTTTTGTGTCAAATATCTTTTTATGCATGGTCGGAATAACTCGGACCTTGTGGCATTTTGTAACATTTGATACGATACAGCTAATCTGTCGTTTTGTTCAAAAATGCTTAGTTGATCCAAAAGCCTAGCTCTAAGTGTTGGTGCCAAATAATGCAGATTCAATCCTAGAAATCCATCAGAGTATGTTTCAATCGGTATCACTAATGGAAATATATCATAAAATGGCAATACATCTTTCAGCTTGGGATTATAGTAGAAGAAGTACATTCCACCCAAATCAAAAGTATTTTGTTTTCTTTTAGCATCGCGCATGAGTGTGCTACGTCGAAGATTTTGCAAGTCTTTGACTTTATTTTTGATCCATTGTCTAGCTTTATTTGTATTTGTAGCTAGATTTTGTCGTTGTAGTTCTTTTTGTAATCTGTCTATAAGCGCCATAAATATATTTATTTGATTCCTATATCTTCTTCAGTCAAAACTTTGAATTGCCAACCTCTATCTAAACAATATTCTTCAGCGGCTTTCCATTTAGCTTCGTTGATCCCCCATGTTACAACTTCGTTTATATATCTCTGGGTTATTCTGGATTGTTTTTTTGGTTGTGATGATTGTTTTTTAGGTTTGATTTCCCAGATCATTTCTTTGATGGTATTATTCTTATCTTTTACTTTGATATAGAAATCTGGGAAATATCTATGAACTTTTCTATCAATCGGCGACAGATAAGGGATCACGATTTCTTCAGATGACCATTGAACAACAGATGGATTGTTATCTAGAAAACTCATAACTCTACATTCCCATGAACTTCGATATATGATTTGAGTTGGATTACCTTTATATTTTTGAGGATTTTTTGGTTTGAAAAAGCCTTTATTTGTCATATAAATATATCTAACCTAAGAGTTACAGAAAATGCCACAGCCAGAAATAACTAGATACACTAATAGAGCGCAAGATTTTACTCCTATTACAGAACTGCAGACGAATCAATTTGCATTCGCTTCACTTACTTATCCCGAAGATATGAACAATTTGTCTCATGCTATGTTGTTCAATATAAATGTACAAAGAACTTCTACTGATTTTAGTGGTGGTAGAGAAACTGCTGATCAAACATTCACAGGAGCTGTCGGAAATGCTTTTGGTTTAGGCACAACTAGAGCACAAAGAGCAGCACCTCCTGGTTCACCAGGTTTGACAAGAAGAACTAGAAGAGCATTACGAGCTATATCTATGTATGTTCCAGAAACTGTAGTTTTTGAGGACAGACAGCAGTATGATACACCAAGTTTGACACAAACTCTTGGTGCAGGTGGAACTGGATTGGCAACAGGAGCAAGTTCGCTTTTGGGTAGAAGAGAAGATCCTGGAGCATTTTTAGTTGGAGCTGGAGGAATTGCTGCTGTTGGTGCCGTAGCTGCAGGTATACTTAGATTAGCTACAGCTGGTGCTATATCTACCGCCGATAGAGCACTTACAAATGCTGCCAGAACAGGCGCTCAGCTTGGTGGTTATGCTTTGAATCCAGTTATTGAAGTGTTATACAACTCACCAACTCTAAGATCTTTCAATTTCGATTTTATATTCACACCAAAAAGTTCTAGTGAAGCAGATATGGTGTGGTCAATCATATATGAGTTCAGGAGGCACTCAGCTCCTGAGTACACGAACTTTTTAGAAGGTTTGTTTTTCTTACCACCATCTGATTTTGATATTTCATTTTTGCGTAGAGATTCATCTGGTAGTTTTGTTGAAAACACGAATATTCCTAGAATATCATCATGTGTTCTAAAAAGTGTTCAAGTCGATTATGCAGCTTCTGGTCAGTTTACTACCTTCGTTGATGGTATGCCCATTCAAATCAGAATGAGATTAGAATTCCAAGAACTCAATATTCTCACCAGAGATAGAATTGATAAGGGTTACTAATGAGATTCTTTCAATCTTTTCCGTTCACAACTTATGACATATTCGGCGAGCAACCTAAATCGTTGCGTTTGGTCAAAGACATATTTGCTAGAGTCAAAGTTCTTGATAGCATAAAAGCTGAAAGCTTTGTATATTACCTCTACGATATAAAAGATGGAGACACTCCTGAAATACTTGCCAATAACTATTATGGTAATCCTAATAGGCATTGGATCATTCTACTCGCCAATGATATAGTTGATCCTTTTTACGACTGGCCACTAACATACACCAATTTTGCCGAGTATATAAAAAGCAAATATGGATCTGTAAACACAGCACAAACCACATATTCGCATTATGAGAAAGTGATAACTAAAGTGGATTCGGTAACCACCACAGTAACTGTAAACAAATATAAACTGGACTATGATACATATCTTACATTACCAAGTTCCACGACACAAACTATAAATCTAAAAGATGGAAATACTGTTACTATAACAACAACTAAAAATCCAGTAAGCTATTATGATTATGAAAATGATTTGAATGAACAAAAGAGAACCATCAAAATATTAGATAAACAATATGTTGGAACCATAGAAAGAGAAATGAAACTATTGTTGCAAAATAATGTCTGAAGATCTAAACACAACAGAAAAAGCATATTCGTTATCTGAGTTATCCATAACCAGTTCTAATGGGAAAAAAGTTGATATTTTTCCCCAACTAGTTGAGTTGTCTATTTTCGAAGATATCTATAGCCCAACATTATCGGGCAAAATAACATTGGCTG